ATTAATCATGATGTCTAACCATAGCGAAAACGCTATCTTTTAGATTTAGTAGTATTTCAAGTGGGTCAACGCCCTCAGCCACCTGTAGGTTTTCCAATAACTCGTGGTCACTCTCTCTATTGCCGAGTACTCTGCCGCCGCCGTAGCGTCCGTCAGTGAAGTAAAAGTAAGGGCCTTTCTGATCCCACCTTCCACGGTAGTTTATTTCAGTAAGTACCATTGGCTTATCGTCAATGATGTACGCTTGTCCGATTTTTAATTCTGTTTTCATAGTATTAGTTGGTTAGTGTTTCTTCGTAGTAAGTTTCGAAGTCGTGCCTTTCATTAGTGGCAATGTGACCGATGTGATTTATGTAGTGATGCGGAGGACCATAGCTATATGTATCCTCGTGTTCAGTGATTGACCATATTTGATTATCGTCAAATCCTGCGTCTTTTGCTTCTTGCCAAGAATCAAAGTAATCTCCTGATTCTCTGCCTATTTCCTCAAATGGAAACTCTCCTTTTATAATTTTCATAGTATTAGTTGGTTGAGTATTCTGTTTTTAAGTGTGACTTGTATTTAATTAGGTTTTCTAGGGTTGCCATAGATGCACCCCCAAAGTGTACCGCAATAGATAACTCGTCTTCGGTGCATATACCTTGCTCGATTATCTCGTCACATTTAATGTAGTATTCTTGTGTGTCGTTCATAGTGTGCTTGTTTTAATTTTATGGATAAAATCGTTTTGTATATTAATAGGTAGCTCAGTCATTTTGATAAACTTCTCGCCTCGCTCAAGCTCAAAGCCATCTTCATACAATTCTTCAACTGACTCTTTAGAGTAAATATGTTCCATATCAATATTTTTGCCGTCAAACCAAACATAATCGGCGTCGTATAATTTAATCTCTGTAGCGTTCATAATGTGTATTATTTTATTATTAGTTTTCGGGAAAAAACGCATCTATTGCATCGCTTACGCCTATCGCATTTGCGCCAGCAATCTTTAATGCATACGCGAATATAAGCGCAAGCTTTCGATCGCCTTTGCTCAGCTTACTTATCATTGCGCCATATGCGCCATAATTGTTTTTAGTTGTGGCTATGCCGTTTTCTATCTTACTTACGAAGGGCGCGAAGTCTTCAGCTAAGCTCATAACAAGCAAACGCTGAGTTTCATTCATATTTACTTTTGTATTTTCTTTTAATACCTGATTCATTTGCTTGCCTTTCCATTTACTACCACGAATTCCAACTTGCCTGCCTTTACGGCCGCGCGAAATAATTCCCTCTCTTGAAACTTAGCATATAAATCATTCATTCGCTCAGTTTTACTTTTTATGTTATTTTTATTTTTCATATTATTATTTATTATTTATGTTATTAATTATCTATTCCAATTGTGCTTAATTGCTACCCATATGATCGCTTGCAACTCATAACCTTTAAGGCCATACTTATGCGCTAGTTTAACTGTGATCGCTTCAATACGTCGATATTGTGCCACCGTAACACTTTCAACCGTATTTGTAACGCCGTCGCTTGGCCTTATCAGACAAGCGCGAATATGCCATTTATCAATGGTAATATGATCACTAGATAATAGACCGCAATTCATTGCAAAGCTATGCGTTTTTGGTGACTTTGCACTTAACTCAATTGACCCTTTTAAAATAGCAAATGCTTTTTCTTTATTAGCATTGTATGTGCAACACGATACACTTTTTGCAGTCTTTCCCTGCTTAAATGCTTTAATAACATTAAACGCATCTATCTTGTTGCGTTGCCATTTGTTATTCGGTGAAAGCGATGAAACAACGGCTGCGCAAGTATAAGAATCAATATCAAATTCTTTTGATAAATATTGGCAAAAAGCTTGTGCTTCTTTGTACCATTGCTTGCCAGCTTGCCAGTCATTATCGCTGGCCGTGTTCAACCATCTTTCTAAACTGTTATAAATCTTTTTGTCAGTTGATTGTGTTACTGTTTTCTTTTCCATAGTATTTTGATTTTATGTTTATTAAGCTTTATTACTTAGCTAAAATTACTGGTGTATTAAAGCCTAGAATCTTTTCTTCGGTGTTATTCTCTTTGCAACGCTCTTCAAAAGATTTGGTTGCGTCAATTAAGCTATTATAATAATCTCCACTTTCAAAAAAGTGCTTATTGTCTTTATACACTTTAATATGAGTTGAGAATGGCGTTACTTTATTGCCAGTTGAATTAAGTGATATTGAATGAGGAAGGTAGCCTTCCTTTTTAATGAGCAGTGATTCAGCTATTGTTTTCATAGTATTTTTATTTTATGTTTATTAAGCTTCATTACTTAATATGAATCGCAGTACAAAGTCTTTTTCGTAGGCCGTCAACTGTTATCAGCTTTTTTTTCAAGATAGTTAATATCACTTAACTTGGCCAATATATAAGAGAGAAAGTATCTCTCTTTTTATCCCTTTATAATAGGTTGATAAATCTGTCTTAGATTGTCTTGGATATGAATTGAATATGGATTTAATACATCTAGATAATCAGAAAGAAATAATCCTTTCATAGTCGAAGCAGCATTATACGAAGAATATTTCGTGTATTGTACTACGCTTGCTATGGGGGGGAGGGAGTCAGCGATTGCACGCAGTCTGTATATATATATCATCAGACACCCCCTTAAAAAATATCCTTCTCATAGGGACTTAGATCCCGGACTCCCCCTTGTGTTACTCAGTATGGTTACTGCTCTGATGGGGTTCCCTTCATCGATCGCTGAATCCGGATTCTATGTTCCATAAAAATAGGTGTCAAGCATAAAATCAGATATTTTTATTGACATATGTATAAGTACTTCCTATCAAAGGGGTAATGAGTCAAAAAAATCTTACTGAGGAGGAACTCAAACTGGATCTAATGTCCAGTATTTCAGAGAGTATACAGGCCGTAGTAAAGGAGAAGGAGTCCTTGAAGATGAATAGTCTTAGTAGGACCGAACCTAGAAAGGTAGCAGAGATACTTTACCATTATGCTATGGGTGAGACTCAGACTAAGATAGTAAAGAAGTACAAGTTCTCTAGGAGTACAGTGATTTCCGTTCTCACGGATTATGCGGATTACCTGGGCAAGTTCAGAGAGGTAACAGGTAGACTAGCTGCTAGGAACTATTTAAATCTTAGTTCACTGGAGGAGGATCTCATAGAGAAGGTCAGAGGTAGACTAGAAGAGGATCCGGACTTCGAGGTTACTTTCCGTGACTTAAAGGAGCTATCCATAGCTAAAGCCAATGCAGGTAGGGAGGCATTGACGGCTAGAGGTGAGGCTACACAGATCACGGAAGATAGGAAGGTGTACAGCCAGGAGGACTACGAGGCTACCATCCAAGCCGCAAGAGAAAGAATAAAGAAGATAAAAGAGCAAAGCGTTGATGCAGAGCTAGTTAACGAAGATGGATGAGCAGATCTCAGATAAAATAAAGGAGATACTGGGTGAGTTCTACCCTAACTATCTTGTGTTAGTCCTTGATGAAGAAGGAGAAGTGCAATCAAGGTGTACCAGTTTCTCTGTAGGACGTATGCTTATCAAGGAGGCTGCCCTTGAGTTCTGTGATGAGAATACAGAAATACTTTACGAAGATGAATAATTGTTCTACATGGAACTTACATTTACAAAGCATCCTATACTAGAAGTTCCTACTGACGAGGAGATAGTAACCCTTGGGGAGATGGACCCCAAGTTACTAGCTTCTTTGCACGAGGCTCACGAGGGTAGGATACGTTCGGCTGAAGAGGATCCACTTCGTCACGGATTCGAGTTACCAGGGTGGAGCAGAATGCGAGATGCCCTAAAGGATTACGATGAGGTAATTACCTTCGGAGGTAACAGAAGTGGAAAGACAACTGGATGTGCCAAGATGGTTATGGAGGCCGTGACCGAGAATATGGATGGTCACGTGGTCTGCTTTAGTCAGAATGCAGATACATCTATCAAGGTTCAACAGGCTGCCGTATGGGAGATGATGCCCAGGGAGTTTCGTAGGAAAACAAAGAGCATTGATGGGTACATTAACTTCAGTATGCAGAATGGCTTTACTGGGTCATCGTTTATCTTTCCGGATACAAGGACTAGGGTGGACTTCAAGACCTATACTCAGTTCAGTAATAACCAGACTATCCTAGAAGGTTTTGAGTTCGGTTTCCGTAATCCTACAGGAACAAACATAGGAGCGTGGCTCGATGAGTACCTAGGGGATGCTGCACTGGTCAACACATTACGCTTTCGTCTAGCTACCAGAGATAGTAAGATGCTTCTAGGATTTACTCCTATTGATGGGTACACACCCTTCGTTGCTGAATATCTAAAGGGTTCTGAGACACTAGAGACTAAGTCAGCGGTTCTGCTAGAGGGCGAACAAGTGCCAGTAAAGCAGTACAGCCCTGAGCGTGACGCTGGTGTAGTGTACTTGCACTCGGACGAGAATCCATTTGGTGGCTATGACCGTATAGCTAAGGATCTAAAGAACGCGAACCGTGACACAATCATGGTTCGTGCCTATGGATTACCTACGAAGTCAATGACTTCACTGCTACCAAACTTCAGCCCAGAGGTAAATGTACTCAATGATACTCCTAACAAACACGGTATATCCTTCCCTGACAAGGACTTACTGACTTGGTATCATGTAGTTGACCCAGCCTTTGCTAGGAACTACGTAGCTATCTGGGCAGGTGTATCAGAAGATGAAGAGATATTCATACGTAGGGAGTGGCCGGACAGAGATACATACGGAGAGTGGGCATTGTTCGGTGACCCAAAGTGGCGTAAAGGTCCAGCCTCCGAGAAACTAGGTTACGATGTAGAGAAGTACTGCGAGTTATTTGCAGAGATTGAGGACGAGTTAGGTATCGAGGTCACGGAACGTATAGGTGATTCCAGGTTCTTTGCTAAAGAAAACGAAAACAATGTGGATCTATTCACAGCCTTCTATGACTTCGGTATGAATTTTACACCGTCGGACGGACAACAGGAGGGCATAGGTAACACAAGCCTGGATGATTGGTTCTTTTACAATCCTAATTACGACATTGATGCAGCCAACAGACCTCGGTGCTACGTTCATGAGGAGTGCGGCAATCTTATAGAGAGCATGATTAACTACAACGCATCTGGCAAAGCCGATGAAGCACTAAAGGACTTCTTTGACCTCATACGTTATCTGCGTATGTCTAACGGTGGAATGGGTCCTGATTATTTTGCATCCTCTGATATGGGGATAACTAGAAGACAACAAGGAGGTTACTAATGAAAGTAAAATTAACAGAGTTCGTGAAGTATCATGATGAGGACTTCGATAACGCACTAAAGATAGTTAAAGAAAAACTACCGAGTGAATACGTCACAGGTACCGGAAAGAACACATGGCTGAGTATAGAGGGTCAGGACATACTAGCTGATGGTTTATTTATTAACGAAATAATACCCAAGCACTACAAGGGCAAGGTTTTGTCGGTGTGTCCGAATCCTAGATTCAATATGGTTCACTTCGTTGAAATAGGCAAGAAGGTTCCTGTTCTTATACCAAACCGTATGAGAGGAAGATTCTTGGGTAAGGTTATCTGCTTCGAGGCTATTGAATCAGATTCAGGGGTCAGTTATCGTTATGTCAAAGGCTAACAGAACTAAGATCTTTTATGATAGAAACCCCAAGACAGGACAGCTTGAGGACGAACATATTACGATTGATTACAAATGGAATCAACAAAATAAGGATCGACTTATAATGTGGGAGACTTTTAAACGTCACGTAAAACATGAGTCCAAGTTGCCTATGACTAATATGGAGTTATGTGATAAGATAGGCAGTTCGAGGACTCTTCTAAGCAATATGCTGCAAATAATAAAACAACGACTCAATGGAGAATAAAAATATTTCAGAGGCTCTTAC